TGACAATGTAAACATTGGTATTCTGCAAACAAAGCTGCAACTGCCAGAGAACTTCTCGGTAGATTACAAACTGCTTATGAGAACTTGCCTAAATGGATGCAGCAGGGTATACTATCATGGAACAAAGGTTCGATGGAGTTAGAGAATGGCAGTAAGATACTGGCAGCTTCTACATCTGCGAGTGCTGTCCGAGGCATGTCGTTCAATATCATCTTCCTCGATGAGTTCGCATTCGTCCCTAATCACATCGCTGACTCCTTCTTTGCATCTGTTTATCCTACTATTACTTCTGGTAAAAGCACAAAAGTCATCATCGTCTCAACGCCGCATGGCATGAATCATTTCTACCGTATGTGGCATGATGCCGAACGGAGTAGAAATGAATATGTCGCAACTGAGGTTCACTGGTCTGAAGTTCCTGGAAGAAATGCAAAGTGGAAGAAGCAAACTATTGCCAACACTTCAGAAGAACAGTTCCGTGTTGAGTTTGAGTGTGAGTTCCTTGGATCTGTTGATACATTGATCAGTGTGTCGAAGTTGAAGACACTGGTCTATAATGATCCAATCAAAAGAAATGCTGGTCTAGACATTTATGAGAACCCGAAGGAAGACCACAACTACATCATTACGGTCGATACAGCTCGTGGAATCGATGGTGATTATTCTGCTTTTATTGTATTTGACATAACCAACTTCCCGTATAGAGTAGTAGCAAAATATAAGAACAATGAAATCAAACCGATGCTATACCCAAGCATCATTCATGATATTGCCAAGGCATACAACTATGCTTACACACTGATCGAAGTCAATGATATCGGTGATCAAGTAGCATCCATTCTCTTCTTTGACCTTGAGTATGAGAATGTGTTGATGTGTGCTATGCGTGGTCGTGCTGGTCAGATTGTTGGTTCTGGTTTCTCTGGTAAGAAATCTCAACTTGGTGTCAGAATGACATCGGCAGTTAAAAAGTTGGGTTGTTCTAACCTCAAGACTTTACTTGAGGATGACAAACTGATGACAGTTGACTATGATATCATCGCAGAGTTAACTACATTCGTTCAGAGAAAGAATACATTCATGGCAGAAGAAGGTTGTCACGATGACCTTGCCATGTGCCTTGTTATTTTCTCTTGGTTAGTAGCACAAGACTACTTCAAAGAGATGACTGAGCAGGATGTTCGGAAAAAGATTTATGAAGAACAAAAGAACCAGATTGAACAAGATATGGCTCCATTTGGATTTGTTCTGGACGGCATTCACAATGATGATGGTTTTGTAGATAGTGAAGGAACTAGATGGAGTTCTGGTGCTGAGTATGGTGACAGATCTTTTATGTGGGAGTATCTGTAATGGAATTTGAAGAGGAGTTTGAACTAGAACATCTTCTCTTCCATCACAGAAAGTGTAGATCTTGCTTTGAAGTAAAAGATCTTATGTCAGATTTTTACAAAACAAGAAGAGGTAGTGGTCCCTCTGCTTATTCATATGAGTGTAAGCAATGCACCAAAAAACGGGTTCTCAATGCTAGAAAAGCGGAACAGAAAGTTAGAGAATGGGAATATCCTGACTGGTAGTGTGTTCGTTCATTGTTTCCCCAATGTAAAGATACCAAATAATAAATAACTCTAGCATTATTTGGATTTCATAGGGAGAGAAAGATGCCGCTGAACTTAGCATCTCCTGGTATTGTCGTAAGAGAAGTAGACCTGACCATTGGAAGGGTCGATCCTACTTCCGATAAGGCTGCGGGTCTCGTAGCACCCTTCGAGAAGGGACCAGTAGAAATTCCCACATTAATCGAAACCGAAGCAGATTTGCTTGACGTTTTCGGTGAGCCATACGCAGCCAACAATCATTACGAGTATTGGTATACTGCTTCTTCTTATCTTGCCTATGGTGGGGTACTGAGAGTAGTAAGATCTGATAACTCTGGATTAAGCAACGGTCTTGTTGGTACTGCCACAACAGTCAAGATCAGGAGTTCTGATGATTATGTAAACCAAGGTTACGACACTAACGTAATCAATGGTGTTACTGTTATTGCTAAAAACCCTGGATCTTGGTCGAATGGAATCAAAGTTGCCATCATTGATGGTAAGTCTGATCAAATCTTAACTGGTTACTCTGGAACTTCTGTTTCTGTCGGTTACGGTGTAAGTCAAAAGGTTCCTGCCAACACCGTGGTTGCTGGTGCTGGAACAACATCCGTTCTCGATGGATACTTTAAAGGTCTGGTCACCAACGTTGGTGCTGGTACAAGCCTCGAAGTTAAGTTTACTCACCACGTTTCTTCTGCTGGAACTGTAACTGCCTACGATTATCAACCAGGTGGTACATACAGATTTGCCAATGCTGGTGTCGGAACTTCTGGAACCGATTCTGCAACAGGTCTGTACATCTTTGATAACGGTGGAAACCTACTGGGTATTTCCACTTATGCTGCTCAGCAAGATTGGTTCGATCAGCAAGAAATCACACTGACCACTGGCAATGTCAAGTGGAACAGAGTTGCTGAGAGACCAACTACCACTGCTTATGGTGCTGACAGAAATGCCAGAAACGATGAGGTTCACGTTGTAGTTTACGATGATCTGGGTAAAGTAACTGGCAATGCTGGTACTATTCTTGAGAAGCATCTGAGCCTGTCTAAGGCTACCGATGCTGAGTTCTCTGTTGGTTCTGCTCAATATTGGAGAGCATGGTTACAGTTTAACTCTACAAACATCTTTGGTGGTGGTCAACCTCTCGGTGTAACCACAACTGGTTTTGCTGCTAATGCTGGAACTGGTTACGGTCTGTTTGCCGACGGTGGTTGGGATCAGAAAGCTGCTGACATCGTATTCGATGGTTATGGCAGCAACACTGTAACTCTTGCTGGTGGTAAGAACTACGGTGGAACAACTGGAATCACAACCAACTCTGGTCTTGCCGTTAACGTTGGTGATCTTGCAACTGGTTATGATTTGTTCGAGAATCCTGATGAGTATGACATCGACTTCCTGCTGATGGGATCTGGTGCTCATGGTAAGGAAGAAACTCAAGCAATTGCTAATAAGATCATTGCCGTTGCTGAAGAAAGAAAGGATGTAGTCGCATTCGTTTCTCCCTATCGTCAGGCATTCTTGGCTGATGGTGCTTCTATCTCCCTGAACTCTGCCGCAACCATTACCGATAACCTGGTAAGTTACTACTCTGCTATCACATCGTCTTCTTATGCGGTGTTTGATAGTTCCTACAAGTACACTTACGACAGATTCGGTGATACCTTCCGTTACATCCCAATGAACGGAGACCTTGCTGGCACATGTGCCAGAAACGATATCAACAACTTCCCCTGGTTCTCTCCTGCTGGAACCCTGAGAGGTGCTATTCTGAATGCCGTTAAGTTGGCATACAACCCAACCAAGGGACAAAGAGACACACTCTACTCCAACAGAATCAACCCCGTTGTATTCTCCCCTGGATCTGGTATTGTTCTCTTTGGTGATAAGACTGGTCTGGCAAGAGCTTCTGCTTTCGATAGAATCAACGTTCGTCGTTTGTTCATCTATCTGGAAAAAGCAATCTCGGCTGCTGCTAGAGATCAAATGTTTGAGTTCAACGATGAGATCACGAGAACAAACTTCGTTAGCATCGTTGAGCCTTTCCTCCGTGATGTTCAAGCGAAGAGAGGCATTACTGACTTTGTAGTCAAGTGCGATGAGACGAACAACACTGCTTCTGTGATCGATAACAATGAATTTGTTGCCGATATCTACATCAAACCCAATCGTTCCATCAACTTCATCGGTCTGACCTTCGTTGCCACTCGCACGGGTGTCAGTTTTGACGAAGTTCTCGGAGTATAATTTAAAGAGGTAACAAACCGATGGCGGACTTAATTAGACAACAAAATCCCCCAAAAACAGCTGACCGTACTATTGATAGGTTCAAGAGCAGACTGTCTGGTGGTATCGCCAGACCTAACCTCTTTGAGGTTGTTCTTACTTTCCCCGATCAAGTAGTTGACCCAAGTGTCAACGATCTTGAGTCGAAAGCAAGATTCCTTGTAAAAGGTGCTGCTCTTCCTGCTTCTACTGTCACTCCTATTAACGTTCCTTTCAGAGGACGCAATCTTAAAATTGCTGGTGATAGAACGTTTGATGTCTGGACAGTTACAGTTATCAACGATACCGACTTTGCGATCCGTTCTTCCTTCGAAAGATGGATGAACTCTATTGCTAAGGTATCCGACAACTCTGGTAACACAAACCCAGTTGATTATCAGACAGATGCTATTGTTCACCAACTTGGTCGTGCTCCTGTAAGTGGTGGCAGTGCTGCACAGGAAAGTGCCGTTGATCAACCTATTTTGAGAAGTTATCAGTTCCACGGTGTTTGGCCAACAAACATCTCTGCCATTGAACTTTCTTACGATAACACCGATGCTATCGAAGAGTTCACTGTAGAACTTCAGGTTCAGTGGTGGGAGGCTGTTGGAAACGGTGGTGCGATTGCCTGATAAATAGGAGAATAGAACGCACACTTTAATATGGCAAGGCTCTTTGGTTTCTCTATTGAGGACAACGAGGATAAATCTAAAAGTATAGTCAGTCCCGTCCCCCCGACAAACGAGGATGGGGCTGATTTTTACGTATCCACGGCTTTCGGTAGTCAGACCATTGACCTTGAGGGTGTCTATAGAAGTGAATATGAACTTATTCGTAGATATCGTGAGATGGCACTTCATCCAGAGTGCGATCAAGCAATCGAAAACGTAGTTAATGAAGCTATCGTTAGTGACCTTGATGATTCTCCAGTTGAGATTGATCTCAACAACTTGAAAGAAAGTGACGGTATCAAGGACAAAATTAGAAAAGAATTCAAGCATATCAAA